CTCGTACTGGGCGATGCAGTTGTACCAATCGGTGTATGTATGTTCCATCTTTATTCCTAGGTGAAGTTACCTACAGCAAATACTTCTGCACCAGCACCAGTAGTTACTTTCCAGCCTGTTGTTTGGGATATAGCGTTCATTTCAATTGGATAAACGCCAATGGGTGTGTTTGCCCGAACAATAGTATGAGCAAAAGAACCATCAGTTAAGACTACTGTGCCTGTTGCGGCAGTATTTACAGTAACAGTAATGCGGTGTAGATAATCACCTACTGCACCTGTAGTACCTAATACTTGTAAAGTTACTGAATTGGCTACGTGTTCGTAGGGTAATGCGTAGGTTGAGGCGGCTGATGTCATTTAAATTCTCCTATTGGTTACTTTGGGGGTTTCTTTCCACATTTCGTTCAGCGTTACATCAGTCTGCCCGACATGAAGTCCTTTAATGCGGTTATCTTTGAGGATAGGACTGTCCTCATCTTTCCATACAAGGCTAAGATACCTGAAGGAATCTGCCGAATGACTGGTGAAATCATGTTTTGGGCGATCCCTAAAACATTTTTTATCATCATCCCATTCCCTTTGATATTGTCGTAAACATTCGATACCTTCTTCGCATCTATTATCAAACCAAGTGCGAGTTAATGCAAGTCGTGTTGCTTGTATTCCATCCTGAATTGACAGGTTTGGAACAATTTTTAGATGTTTTATGTCAATTTTTGCAGAAATTTGTTCGATTATGCTCTTACCACCACTAGCTAGTGTTTTTGCCCGTGCATCATGTGGCAGGTAATGAAAGCCATATTTGTACCCAAACTCATCTTCTTTTTGTGCCAGTAGACCCGTGTAATACGGTATTGCTTGACCGTTAGATGAATGGTGATCTAGTACCCGTATTTCCCCATAAACCACCTGAAACCACCAAATAGATGTGCTGTCATTGAATCCCAAATCCCAAGCAGTATGGCAAGGAAACATAGGATCATAATCGACTGTAGTAATACGATCCAAATCAGTAATTCTACGCATTTCTTGTCCATAAAACGCCCCTAATATTGCGGCTTCAAATGAGCATAGGAACTCTTGCTCGTACTGGTTAGATGACATTGTAGCTTGGGCATCTTCTAATTCAGCTAGTGGTAATAGACCTGATACATCTGCTCTTAGTGTCTTAACATACCAGTTATCGTTCTTTTGGGCTTCGTTGTAAATGTCATAGAACGCATTATGACCCTTTGGAGTACCAATAAAGGTAGCCCAGCCTTGACGGTCTGTAAGTAATGGTCGAACAATCTCGCCCCATAATCTAGGCTTCATGTCTGCGTACTCATCTAACACTACCCCGTCTAGGTATAAACCCCGTAATGCGTCAGGGTTGTCAGCACCAAATAAGCGTATCTTTGCCCCGTTAACTAATTCTACCCATAACTCTGATTGATTAGCCTTAACGATAGCTGGCTCTGCAAACTTGAGTAAGTAATCCCATGCAATGTTTTTAGCTTGTGCGTAGTAAGGGGCAATGTAAGCGTACCTACCGTCAGGTTTCTTTTCCATAACTGCCCTGCGGATCGTATCGCATATAGTAGCCACCGTTTTCCCTGCTCTCCTGTGACAAACCAATACTGCCCAGCGTTGATCCCGTTTATGGAAGTCTAGGAACGCATCCCTTGCCTTGTAAGGGTATTCGTACCTCTTAACTAACTCTTTCAATCTAAGAACTTGTGTTCGTGGATGATCTTGACAGGCTGATCTTCATCACCTGAGTGCTCAGTACGGGCTAATTTAGGTAGGTGGTATTCCATGACGCTCTGCAACATACCAAAAGCCTTTTCAGGATTAGGCAAAACAATGAATTTATCGTCATCGTTTTTAACGCCAATAGCGACCTGTTCTAGCCACTCTTGCATCTTGTAGGCGTTACCCTCTACGAATTGTGCTATCGCTTCCCTAGCCATTGCTGTGGACTTATTAGGGCTACCTTTAGGTCTACCCTTTGGATTATTAGTTTGTTGTTTAATACTCATACCTTTACCAAGTGGTTGATTAAGATAAGTTAATTCTACTACTATTTGACTTCTTTATCCAAGTCTTTAAGTTTATTGGCAATTAGCTTTCTACGGGCTATACGGTCAGCTTGTTGCTTCTCTAGTGTAGATGTATGCTCTTTGCGTAGCATGGCATCTTCAGGTTTGTATTTGCGGCTCATGTGTTCCATTATTTTTCTTCCACATACTTGTTGTAAGCAGTTTCAATAGTGTCTTTACGGGCGGTTTTAGCTGATTCTTTAAAATCTTTAGCACTTGGAGCATCTTTGCTACCAGCCTTGTTCATCTTTTCGCCCGATCCTGCGGCTATCCTAGCCCTTTTACGGTGAATGTTGGCATAAAGTCCGTCTTTCATAGTTTTAACCTTTAAATTTAAGTAGGTAGATGGTGGTGTCAATCTCTTGGGCGATATTGTCAATAAGCTGGCAGATTTCAGGGTCTTGTGGCAGGTCTGCCCGTGCTTCTTTTACAAACCGTTGTAATGATTGTAGGTATGCCAGCGGTTCTTTAGGCTGGTGGTAGGTAGCAGGGAAGTCAGTAATTTGACCGTAAACGCCAAAGTAGGTTTCTGCCAATGTATCGGTTAAACCAATAATATTCTCGTAAAAGTGTCCTAATGCCTTGTGCTTGGCGTAAGACTTGGTAGCCCAATGGAAAAAATGGGTGTTTGTCCCCGAATGTAGCAAGGTTGCAAGAAACAACGCCATTGACTTTTCCATAAAACGCTCCTTTTAATCTATTTTATAACACTTTTCTAGTAATACCTAGTGCTCTAATTGCGGCATCAATGCTATCTACACGGCTTATTGCACCGCCTTTCCACTTACCCATAAAATCCAACTGGTCTGGAGTGAAACGGGACTTGCTATCTCTTTTTATTTCCATCAATATGGTTTCACCGTTATAGCCCACAAGTAAATCAGGGCAACCGTGCTTCATTGATGCAAGTGATACTACCGTAGCACCAGCTTGTCTTAATGCAACCACTATCTCCTTGTGGTTTGTATCAATTCGTGCGTATGTCATTGATTTTCAATTAAAATAGATTAGTATTGGCTAACTTTACCATTATAAGGGATTGGCATGAGCAAACCTAAATGTAGTGAACAAGAGTTTATCGCATTATTTAAGGAGCATAGATCCCCTACAAAGATAGCTAGGCTGTTAGATATTGATGTTAGAAGCATAAATGCCCGTAGAAAAAACTTAGAAAAAAAGCACGATATTGTGCTTGAGGCTAATGATAATCAAGGTAAACCAAAGTTTGTAATCCCTGAAAATAAGATACGTTGTGAATACGAATTAAAAAATGGCGTGGTAATGGTGGGATCAGATTGCCATTACAACCCTAAATATATATCTACCGCCCACCGTGCTTTTGTGCATTTTGTAAAAGAATTAAAGCCAAGCATGGTAATCCTCAATGGTGATTTGTTTGACTTTGCGGTAATTAGCCAGCATAACAGGATAGGTTACCAAGATCACCCCACAGTCCAGCAGGAATTAGAAGAAGTCCAAGCAAGATTAGGTGATATTGAAGCTGTACGGCCAGCAGGGTGTATATTGCACCGCACAATTGGTAACCATGACCTTCGTTTTGATGGCAAACTATCTAATGTTTTACCTCAGTATGAAGGCGTTAAGGGTATGTGCCTAGCGGATCATTTGTACGGCTGGTCATATAGTTGGTCAGTCATGATTAACAACAATACAATGGTTAAGCATCGCTGGCATAACGGTATTCATGCGGTATACAACAATGTTTTAAAAGGCGGTATGTCAATGGTTACAGGCCACCTGCATTCTCTTAAAATTACCCCGTGGAGTAACTATACTGGGGACAAATATGGCGTTGATACTGGAATGATGGCGGCAGTTAATGATGAACAGTTTTTATACCATGAAGATGCAAGCGTCAACTGGAGAGCAGGATTTGCAATCCTTACCTATGTCAACGGTCATTTAATGCCACCTGAATTAGTGCAGGTTATTAATGAAGATGAGGGGCTTGTGTTCTTTAGGGGTGAACTATATGAGATTAAATCCTGAAGTATTAAAAAACTTGTATGCAAGCCTGTATTGTTGTTATCCGTTTACTAAATGGAAAATGCCATTACCTGAGGAAATAGAATTTATTGTTACAAATGACCCTGAAACAATGGGTACATATTTGTACGATACTGGCGAGGATTACGAACATACCATTACCGTATCATCTGCTCGGTGTGGACACTTATACAGCGTTCTAACTACCCTTGCTCATGAATGTGTCCACATGAGCTTCTACCGCCAACAAGGGGCTAAATGGGCTTCTCACGGCAAAGCATTTAGAACCCGTTGCAAGATGGTTGGTGAAGAACTTGGGTTTGATCCGTTAGAACTGTAAGGTATATATTTTATATATACTGATTGCGTATACATATTGATAGCTATATGTATAAAAAACTGCAAAAAGTGTACACATTAACCTACGCAACTTGCGTATTGTGCAATATATTACACATTTATTTAGCCATGTAATACAAACCAATGTTGGCGGTAGCGTAGGACATATAGGTTACG